CTTGCGGTCGGTTATCTTGGGAACTTGCAGGTAAGCGGTACGGTACTCGTCCAGCGACAGCCTGCGTTGTTTGCTGCTGACACGCTTCTGTGGCACTGCCACTTCTTCGGGCGTTCTGCCTGACGGTTCATCCACCGTAGCTGTTTCCGCTTTTTTCGTGACGGTCCTGCCGGGTTGTGCCAGCTGTTTCGGATCCAGACCGATGTTCCGGTAGAAATCGTCCATAGACTTCTCACTGCGGGATTCCCTGCGTCCCATTCTTTCCACGATTTCACGGGCCTGCTGCTCACTGATACTTGGTTCTCTTTTCATTGTCATAAGACAGGTTGATTAAGTTATTACTGTGGTCTTGGTTTGTGCCTTGACCGATTATCGCAAGTAAAGTAAGATGCTTTAGTGCAATCAGTCAAGCGTTTGGAGCCGATCAGGCAATTTTGTGTGACTTTGCTTTATGGTGACAGAGACACCGGTGAGGACTTCCCAGATTCGCCGGACGTGAATAATCGGAAGAACAAAGGTGCGATTACAGTCAGGTTTGAATTAAGCCCTTGTTTTCTCTCTTGCCACATTCCTGATTTCCGGAATTAAGAATATACACCAAATCTGTGCCAACCTCTACCAACCTGTGCCACATGCTTCCACTTCCGGGAAATCCATTGCCGGATAACAGATTATGTATTTCTTTGCGGCAAAAGGAATACGTAATGAAAAGAAAGAGAGTATGGAAATTCCAGTCGCAAATAACCGACTCACGGCATACCGGACAATGATTACCGTATCGGTGCAACACGCTGCCACTTTCTGGAAATCCATTGCAAGGTAGTAGATTATATATTCCTTTGTGGCAAAAGAAACAGTAACAATAAAAAGTATGTATATGGAAATCGTATCAATTGAAAGAAAGACCTTTGAGGCGATGGTCGCCAAGTTCAACCGTTTCGTCAGTCGCATGGATGCCATCTGCCGGCGGCACGGAGAGAAGACAATGGGCGAGTGGATGGACAATCAGGACGTTTGCCGGATGCTTAACATCAGCCCACGCACATTGCAGACGCTTCGGGACAACGGGACGCTGGCTTACTCGCAGATAAGCCACAAGACGTATTACCGTCCCGAAGACGTGCAGCGTATTATTTCCGTTGTGGAGGACAGACGCAAAGAAGCAAAGTTCAAGGGCAGGACGATTTAATCACCCCGCATATAGTAAACAAAGTAATTACACTAAATCCAAAGTAACATGAATGAACTGATTAACAAGGACAGCGAGTGGATAATCCACTTCATGGGCAGTCTCGACCGTCTTTTGGACAGCTTCGAGCATCTGACCGCCAATTACCGCCCGACACTGAACGGTGAGCGTTTCTTTACTGACAAGGAGGTGTCGGCACGGTTGAAGGTGAGCCGCCGGACACTTCAGGATTATCGCAACGAGGGGCGTATCGCCTATATCCAGTTGGGTGGCAAAATCCTCTACCGTGAATCCGACATCGAAAGGATGCTTGCTGACGGCTACCGTTCCGCCTATTGGCTGACAGGCACATGATTTTCTTGAAGGAGCGCGGTTTGCCGTCTGCCATATGGTTGCAGAGCAATGGACTTTTAACATAAAGAGAAAAGGAATGGCTTACAGATGAAGTACCAATATCCTGCTTCGTCTGTAAGCCATTCTTTTCTATCTTCTGATTTCCCGTCAGTCGCTTGTTTCCGTTGCCGGATGCTCTAAAAGCATGTGGCAGGCAGTAGCAAGGTTTTCGGACCGAATACGCTCCTCAGGAGGAAGATTCTGCCCGAAACGGCTTGCCGCCCGACCTTACCAATGCCGTCAAAGCCACACGCTACCTTTGCATCCGTGCATCGGGAACGAGTGGCTGGCGGAATGAACCTCAACTATACCATTGTTTGTTACCACTGACGCTGGCAACAAACAGTGTAATCGGTGTAGCTTTCTTAATGGTGCTAATTTCATTTATTATAAACCGTCTGAACAAGACACTCTCTTTACTGCATATCCTGAATGCAACGGCTATAATCACTTCAATGTTATAGACATCGTAACTGATGCCATCCGGTTGCTTGAGATACTTCATCGTGCCAAGTTCGTTCAGTTCCTTGTTCTTGTAGATGGAACGGATCGCCTTGCGGACATCGCATGAGAACATCCCGAACAGGTCGGCTATCTCGAATTGTGTCATCCATACGGATACGGTCGGCATCGTGACCGCACCCGTTTCACTGATTGTTATTATTCCTCTGTCCATAATGTACTGAATTGATACTGTTTACTTATTGTTGTCTGTCTTTTCGTCGATAGATTGTATTTTCCTGCGTTCCATCAGCTTGTCCATATCTCTGGAGATTTTATCATCGGTTATCCGTGCATACCCCTGTGTCGTCCGGATATTGGAATGTCCCATCATTTTAGCGATGCTCTCGATAGGTATATCCGATGAAATCAGGAACGTACCGAAGCTATGCCGACTTTGATGATAGGACAAGTTGTCTTCTTTCCCTATGATTACACCCAGCTCATGAATCTCAAACCACAGGGCATCCCGATTGGGAAGCGGGAACACGGGATGTTCATCGTCAGTCGTGTTATACAGCGACAATATCCGCTCCGCTATGGGATGCAGTGGAATGAACGCCTCTATCTTTGTCTTCTTGCGGTTGATGCGGATGTACCGCCTACCATCCGCATTCGTCCCGATATGATGTGGATGCAGGAGCATTATATCCACATACGCCAGTCCGGTCAGGGTCGAAAAGATGAAAGCCCGTCTTGCCAGTTCCATCCGCTTGTCATACATCGGGGTGGAAAGTATCTTCTTGAACTCCTCACGGCTGATATACCTGTGCCTTGCCTCCGGCTTGGTTTCATATTCCATTTCCTCACAAGGGTTCACGCGGATAATCTCCTTATCGACTGCCAGATACAGCAGGCGGTTCAACCAACGCAGGCAATGGTTGGTTTGGGAAGCCCCGAAATTCTTGCATCTCTTCAAAAACGCTTTGTAGGTTTTGCCGAAGTCTTCCGTGACTTCTTCAAGGCCTATGTCTTTCTTGCCCAAAGACATGAGATAATTTGTCAGGTACTTCTGGTAATACATTGAACTCCGATAGGAAGAAGTTGAGTCTATTTCCTCGGAATGTTTCTTCAAACGCTCCCTTTCCCATTCCCCCATTTGCAGGAGGGTCGTCGGATGGATGTTGTTCAAGGTGATATGGTTCTTCAGCATCTCCGCACTGACCACACCTTGCGATTTCAATATCTCATTATAGGCTTCTTCCATCAGGCGCAGGTATTCCCGTAAACGGTTGTTCTCCCTTGCGGACTTTATCTCGTTCTTCCTGCCGTTCCAGTCTTCCGGTCTGCAATAAATTCCGGGACTGATGACGGTCTGTTTGCCGTCAATGGTTATACGACACAATACGGCGGTCGTACCGTCAGCCTTTACCTTGCTGCGGTTGATGTAGGGTAATAATGAAAATGTACTTCGCATATTATTCTTTAAGTGTTAAAGAGTGAGTTTGAAATCTTCGGTCGCTTTAATGAACTTGTCCATGTCCTCAAATAGTTTTTTGGGGCTTACACGGGCATATACCTGAGTGGTGGAGATATCGGAGTGTCCCAACATCCTGCTGATGGTCTCTATCGGAACGCCTGCTTCAAGCGTTATCAACGAGGCAAAGCTATGGCGGGCCTGATGGTAGCACAAGTCATCCTTGATTCCTGACAATGCCGCCAACGCTTTCATGTGCCTTCTGAGATTTGACCAGCGAAGTAAAGGAAACAAGGTTTCCCTGTCCTCACTATGGTACTTATTGATAAGCGCAATAGCTTCGGGCAATAGTTTTACGCTGGCACGGAGTTCGTTCTTCTTTCTGCGGTATTTCAGCCACAAAGCCCCGTCCTTATCCGTATATAAATTGGTATGTGTAATTGAAACGACATCTGCATAAGAGACTCCGGTATAGCATCCGAAGAGAAACATATCCCTTGCCAGCATGTGGGATTTGCGGTAAGCAGGTATTTCCACATCCCGGATTTTCTCAAACGATTCACGGCTTAATGCCCGTGGTGTCGTTTCAGTCTTCTTCGGCAAGGTAAAATGCTGGAAATGGCTCCTGTCGGCATACCCCTTCTTATAAGCCAGACGGCATATCTTCTTCAGGATGGCAAGATGATGGCGGACGGTATCTATCGCATATCCCTTGTTTTCCATAGCGAATGCTTGATAGTCGTGGATGAACTGTTCCGTCAGTTGCCCGAATGACAGGTCCTTGACCTTGTACTGATGCTCGATGAACTCTCCGAGGGTCAGACGCATATAGTGATAGCCGGGATAAGTTCCTTTCGCGCGGTCTATGCCGATACGGGCTTTGAGGTCGTCACAGACAACATCCGTCATTTTCATGAGAGTCATCTGTGTTTCCATGCTGCCTTGAAAATGATTCTTCACATCGGTGGCTTCAAAATCCACTTTACGACTCACAAGGCTGTTGAAAGCGTTGTTCACCGCCAACAGCAGTTTTTCAATCCTGGCATTGGTTTCCACCGCTTCCTTGCTCTTGCCGTTCAGACGGCTTTCACGTGGATTCCACAATCCAGGCGTGCAGGACAGCTTGCATCCGAACTGTGCCATCGTGCGGTTCACGGTGATTCTTCCCATTATCGGGGCTTTACCCGATTTGTCCAGTCCGCTCTTTTTGAGGTAGAGCAGCACCTTGAATTTTTCTACTTTCATACGCTTATATTTTTTAGTGCAAAATTACTTGCCGTATAAGCGTTCCTTGATATGCAAAACACTGTGTATGAGCGCAAATAAAACGGTGAGGGTTTCTTTTCATTGCCTGCCGTTACCTATTCCCGTTTCGGTAACTGCCCGGCTAACGGTTTGGTAACTGAACAACCTCAATATTCCGTTGCCGTTTGCATTTTCTCTACTTGGCAGAATGCTGAAATACCGTTTATTTCAAACGATTTATGTTTTATCTTCTTCTCTACGCTTTTCCTTACATAACCTATCACTTTCCACGTTGCCCGCCACACGTTCGCAACGACAATCACCCTGCAACATGAAATCCCACTCGAAACCGTATCAAAAATGCTGGGACATACAAAAATCACAACGACACAGATATATGCACGAGTAGTCGATACGAAGGTAATGCGCGATATGGCAACACTCAAAGATATGTATTCACATAAAGAAGATAAATCACCCAATAATAAAGCCGCAAACGAATGAAAGCAACTGTAATTATCAATCAGGAAGAACTGGAACTGAAAGCTATCGACAGCATGATAGCGTATGAGAAAAGCTTCATCACCTATTCAGAAATGAAGAAGGCGGTTAGTGATGCGTTGCAGCATTATGGCAGCAGGGAAGGACACCGGAAAATTGTCCTGAAAGGGTGGATTATAAAGACGATCTACGCTCTCGACAGTAACCAACTGAAGGACCTCGACCGGATTACTTTTGAATACCTGAATGAACATTAATCACTTGAATGAATATTAACCATATAAAAAGCAGAATTATGAAAACAGAAACCAACAGCATGAGAATCGTGAAACCTGAAAAGACAGATACAGCCGGAACTCCACAACAGGAAAAAGACCCTGAAAAATCGAAATACAAGCCCGTTACGCCCGTTATGCTTGACACCGTGCCCGAAGATGCTGTATTCATCCGATCGGCCGATGTATGCAAGCTGCTCAACATCAGCAACTCGACATTGAGAAACCTGCGCGCGGAGCGAGCTATCCCGTTCTATAAACTGGGTGGGACTTTCCTATACAGCAAAGAAGAAATCATGAATTACCTGGCATCTAATTACAGCAGAAGAATATGAGCAAGAACGGATTTTCCTATTACAAAGCGGAAACAGACCGCTTTCAGGACATCAAAATAAAACGCCTGAAAAAGAAATACGGGTGCGACGGCTATGCCGTATACCAATATGCATTGAACGAAATCTACCGTGTCGACGGTTCGTATATCCGCTGGACAGAAGATCAGCTTTTCGACTGTGCCGACTATTGGGGCATGAACGAGGAACGGGTGAAAGAGATTGTAGACTATTGCGCTGAAATCTGCCTGTTCGACCCCGTCGTGTGGAAGATGAAATGTATTCTCACCTCCCGGGCCATTCAGAGCCGATATATAGACATCTGCAAGCTGGCGAAGAAGAAAATGTATATCCCGCTGGATATTCTTCTCGTAGAACCGGAGCAGCCCATAAAGGAACCCGTCACTATGCCTCTGTTTGAAGCTGCGACAGCCGCGGAACCGACCGGGCAAAACGTACCGGACGTGTCGGTGTCACCGACAACGGTAGAACCTACTTTCGAGAAAGTTCCGGAAGATTTCCAGAACTTTCCGGAAACTTCCGGAAACCTTCCGGAAAAAATCGACAAAGAAAAGAAAAGCAAAGAAAAAGAAAACAAAGAAAAGTCCTCCTCTATCCCCCTACCGACTATCGGAGAACTCACGGAGGAGGAAGCGAGAGCTTTGCTTTCTTCCACTCCGTTGGGGAGAAACAAGCCTGAAACGACCATTGCAACAGGTGGCAATACTGCTTCCACAACTACCGGGAAACGCCCGCCACAAGTGGAGGCGGCGGCGCGCGAACAAAAGCCACGCAATCCCAAAGGGCTGATAGAGGCCCTAAGCCCTTACAATCTTTCCCCCCGGGAACTTGAGGAGGTGCTCAAACTGTCCGGACACGGTGAAATAGGAAATCCCGTATGGCAAATTCTAGGCGAAATGCATGGAAACAAACGCCTGCGGATGCCCCGGTTGTTCCT